CAGTATGATAATTTAACAATATGATATACATTAAAAAACAACTTGGATTCTATTTTAGTGAAGTCCAATTAGGAGACACCTACAATGTAGGGACAACGTTAGAGGATTACGACAACGGCGCATTCCTGCTGCTCAGTGACGATCAGGTAGCCTTTCATTGGGAATTTCCGGACGCAACCCCGCTCGAAGTGTGGAACATGGAAATCCCTTCGACACCGGATCTCGAACCTGTGCCCGAACCGGATGCACTTGTTATCGCCCGGCAGCAAAAGCTGGCAGAAATCGAAGCGCAAGATAAGTTCAGCGAAAAGTTTTTCGTATCTGTTATCCGATACCAACGTGATGAAAACGGTAATATTCTCATGAATGATGCCGGAGATCAGTTGACAGAGGAAGTTGCGAACTACACCCTATGGATGGATAGAAGCCTCCGTACTACAATGTTGAATACGACACTACCGGCATTTCAAGGACGGGGCGATACGACAAGAAAGTTCTGGACTATTGACGAACCGTCGCAGGAAGTGGAAGTACCTATTGGATGGGCTATTGATAGGATTCCCCGCTTGGAAATATATGCGACTGATACATACGATCTTATGCAAATAAATAAGAACGCAACTCTGGCAGCTACGACCGTTGAAGAAATACAGGCTATCGACGCAAAGGCGGACTATCCGCATTTTCTCACATTTGAACTTAATTTGGATTTAGGGGTATGAAAAGGAGTTTGATGGGTAGTAGAGAAAAGAAGCTGTTTATTAAGCGTTTCTACCCGGCTGGGAGTTATACTTGGACGGTTCCGGCAGGATGTACCGAGGTTGATGTGTTTCTTGTCGGAGCCGGTGGAGGATGTTCACATAATTCAACAATGGGAGTTCCTGGAGGCGGTGGAGGTGGCTATACTAAAACATATAAGAAGGATACCGCTGGATATAGAGATGGCAACGCGATAACTGTTACACCAGGACAAACTATTGAAATTATAGTTGGTGCAGGAGTTCGTGGCGCAAATGGGGGATATTCACAGTTTATGAGTTCGCTTTACCGGGCTGAAGGAGGCCATCTGTCTCAATGGAATGGAGACGGAAATGGTGGTTCGGGAGGTGTAGGAGTAGGTAGATCTACTCATTCGGTCGGAGGCTCAGATGGCACAGGCAGTGGTGGAACATCGGGGCAAGGACATACGACGCGTGATTTTGGGGAATCTAATGGTAAAAGGAATGCAGCAGGTGGGGCAAGCTCCTATAATAAATCAGGCGGGGAGACATCTCAGCCGGGAACATCAGATTATACAGAAGGGAGTGGCGAAGGCAGTAATGAAAGTAGTTCTTTGGCTTCTGGCTGGAGTGCCGGACTTGGTGGTGGCGGCTACGGTGGTGGAGCTGGGGGAAATGCATCGGGAAAATCGACGAAAGGTGGCGATGGCACTGTCCTGATCCGCTATTGGGCTTACGAAGAATAATTAAAACTAAAAGATATGACAACAACAATCAAAAAAACAACTCAATCCGACCTGCTAACCCTGTTAGCGGTCGTCTCCTGCGCTCTCATCATGGCTGCGCAATCAATCAGCGTACCTCACTACTTGCCGACCTCTAAGATCGAAGAAGGCGAGGTAGTAGAGAGGAACGATAGTATAACAACTGTCATAATACCAGATATCCGGTGATGGTTGCAAATCATAAAGATTTGAAACAAAAAAGGAAGCCCGGCTTCGCAGCGAGGCTCCCCCGTATATAAAAAAATTGAGGGGTGGCTGTATGAACAGCCGCACAAATGTAAACTTTAAAAATCAAAGATTATGACATTAGTAATTATTTCTTTCTTGATCATCGCCTCTTATACGGCGGCGGTGTGTATCAAAGCTAAAGGTGTACCTTATTCGATAAGTGCTACCTATTACTATCTGGAGCATAAATTGTGGTTTATGGCTACGATGTGGCTTACTGCCGGTTTATTGATACCTGCAATATTGGAGGTAAGTAAACCAAATACGGAATGGATTGCATTTCTGTCCTGTGTCGGCATGTTCTTTGTTGGTTCAGCTCCCAATTTCAAAGATAATTATGAGAGCAAGGTACATACTGCCGGAGCAATAACCTGTATTGCCGGATCACAACTTTGGATAGCATTGAACTTCTGGCCCATGTTGCTTGTATGGCTTGCCTATGTTGGATATACGGCATTAAGTATTGCCAAAGAAAAAGAAGGCACATTCTGGTATAAGTTCTACCAGAGCAAGCCTATGTTCTGGATTGAGATAGCAGCCTTATTATCCACTTATTTTACCATGTTATTCAATATGTGATATTATGCAAAGATTAATTCCATATCTACAAGATTTTACCGGTTGGGTACAGGCTGTTTTTATTGCTGTAATTGCTTCGATGTTAGACTTTTTTACACCGATCGAACATTTTTTGATAGTAATACCTGTAATGGCTACCATAGATATGTTCTGGGGGCTGGCTGCCGATGATTTACGTTTTCGGAAAAGCAAATTTTTTAGGACAATAATCTATCTCTTGATTTATCTTTTGATCCTGCTTATTGCTTTTTGGATTGGTATAATGATGGAGCAGGATAAAGATAGTACGAAAGCCTTTGTCAGTTGGATAACGTGGGTAGTAGTCTATTGTTATGGCCTGAATATCTTGAAAAACATGAACACCGTATATCCAGACAATAAAGTTATAGCCTTTTTGTATTGGGTTGGATCGGTTAAATTTTTGAGTAGGGTAAATTATTTTGAAGAATATATGAAATCAGTAAAGAACAAGGAGGAAAAAGAATGAATATTACAGAGAATTTTACATTAGAAGAGTTTGTACACAGTGATACAGCAATCATTAAAGGTATCAAGAATGAGCCAGGATCGCGTGATAAACTGGCTATTACTAATCTGTGTGCCAAATTGCTGCAGCCGCTTCGGAATGCCATCGGCAAACCTATCTCTATTAATTCCGGCTACAGATGCCAGGAGTTAAATGCGGCAGTAGGAGGCGTACCTACATCCCAGCATCAAAAGGGAGAAGCGGCCGATTTGAGTATTGAAGGAAAGGCCGGTGATTTATTGGAAGTACTGGAAGATTCCGGTTTGCCATTCGATCAAGCCATCCTGTACCGTAAAAAGAACTTCCTTCATGTTTCACTGAAGCTGGAAGGAGAACAAAGAAAACAGATCATCATTAAGCAATGAAAGCCTGGTACTTCATATTGGCTTTAATTCTTTGCTTTGCATGTTTCTTAGCCGGAAGGTATTCGGTAAAGAAACGAATAGAAGTAGTTAAAGAAACCGATACGATTGATAAGCCCGTTCCTGATCCTTCTTATGTGTTCGATGTGGAAGAAATCGAAATTCCTTATCCGGTTTTCGTATATCAGAAGGGTGACACGGTGAAGGATCTTGACACGATTTATATCCCGTTACCAATCCAAAGAAAAGTTTATGAAACAGATTTGTACCGGGCGGTCGTTAGCGGTTATCGGCCTAATCTTGATTCAATGACAATCTACCATAAACGAGAGATCATCTATGATAAAGATCGTCGGTGGGGATTAGGAGTAATAGGCGGATATGGAATAGGCAAGAATGGCTTGTCTCCATACATCGGAGTAGGCTTATATTATAGAATCTGGTAAGTAGACTTTTGTTCATAGTCACTTCCTATGGGGCTGGGAAGTAAAATAAAAGCCCCCAACGTATCACGTTTAAATTGCCACATAAAAACTGATACACAAGCGCAGAATCCCGCACGTTGGAGGCTTTAATATCTTCAACATTGAGATTCTGCGCTTTGTTGCGTTCACTTGTAAGTTTTTATGCGGCAAGGCAAAGATATAATTAAAATTCAAATTTTATGTGTAAATCAGAAATCTTTGCCAAAATATTAAGAATCGTTTCGGAAGAAACCGAAATATCAACGAGCGACATCCTGTCAAGTAGTAAAGAGACAGATGTTGTAGATGCCCGTTATTTGCTTGTATATCTTCTTCACGAAAGGGGCTTTTATCCTTCTCAGATAGCTTTACATGTATGTAAGACCAAACGGTCAATAAACTATATTTTATCAAGTTTTTCCGATCGCATACAAGGTGGGAAAATATTGAGAATACAATATGAAAATATAAAGAAATTATTGAGAAATAAATGATTTTCAGTATGATGTCATGTGCGTAGTTTTGTATCGGCAAGGAATATTTCCTGCCATAACAAAAAAGATATACAAAATGGATAGAAATTATTTTATCGGTACTCCAGAAGGGGGTAATTCCGGTGGAAGCAAATTCGACATCATGGCTCTATTGCCTGGTATGTTAGGTGGAGGGGGCAAGAGTATTGACCCCAACTTAGCAGCTATGCTTACCCAGGCTAACAACAATCGTGGGGCTTTCGGGGGCGATGGAGCTTGGTGGATCTGGATTATCCTGCTGTTCTTCGTATGGGGCGGCTGGGGAGGCAATGGTTTCGGTGGTCGTAACGGTGGCGGCTTACCTGCAGAATTGAATAACGACGCCGGACGGGAAATGCTTATGAACGCAATTCAAGGAAACGGAACTGCAATCAATCAGTTGGCAAGTTCTCTTAACTGCTCCACACAACAATTGCAATCTGCTATTTGCAACATCCAGGGACAGATCCAGCAAGTAGGTAATCAGGTCGGTATGTCTTCGCAACAGATTATTAATGCTGTTCAGATGGGAGACAACCAATTGCTAACACAGCTTGCACAATGCTGCTGCGATGTACGCACAAGCATTGAACGCCAGGGTGCTGAAACTCGTTTGCAGAATTGCCAGGATATGAACATCCTGACCAACACGATGAACAACAATACATTGCAATTGCGTGACGCAAATTTGGCCAATACAAATGCCATTCTTGCAAAGGTAGATGCTTTTGAAGCTCGTTACCAGGCTGACAAGTTTGCAAACCTGACCGCCGAGAATCTGGCATTGAAAGGACAGTTGAGCCAGAACCAGCAAAACCAGTATTTTGCTGCAACCATTCAGGCAAACACAGCACCTATTGCCGGAGCACTGAACAACTTGCAGGCAGAAGTGGATGCTATCAAGTGTAAGATGCCGCCTACGGTATCTGTACCTTATCCTCAAATTCGGGCGTTCAACGCTGATTGTTTCAATGCTGCAGCTTACGGTGCTGCTGCCGGAACATACGCGGCTGAAGGCTTTGGTCCCTACGGCTCAAATTGCGGTTGCTAATTAAAGAAAGGAGGTAATGATGTATCCTTTCAATAATAACCCATTTGTCCCGTTCGGTCCCTTCGGACCCTTTCCTCGGACAGCAAGACGGACAATCGTTCCGCGTCTGGACACAAGGGGGATTCCGGAACTTTATACAACAGGGTTGGTAGAAAATACAGAGAGTGAAGAGAATACCGTGGACTACGGTATCAACCCATGTATCTGGAAAGCACTGCCGAATCAAACCCTGGTTTTATGGAAAGTCCGCCATCCGGTGTCTCAGAACGGGGCTTCTTCTCCGGTCACTGTGGTGATTCCGACCGGCAACAGTTCTTCTACCGTAACGTCTCCCAATTCAGCTGCCGGCACTACAAAAGTGAAGGTGGTGGATAATAAGAGTACGCAGGTAGCGGGAAGGGATGTGACCGTCCCGACTGGATCAGGCGCAGAAGAACAACAAGGATATACTACCGAGCATATCGTTTATATCGATAAGTGCGCGGGGATCTTCCGGCTGCTGGGTGTGACAGCTCAGAATAGTCCGGCTCGTACAACAGTGGGTAGCAATACTCCTGCTGAATCAGCAGCTAAAAGTAAATAACGAAAGTCCGGGGATAACCCCGGACTTCATAAAATCAAGAAATTATGTTCAAGAATCTTAGACAAGGACAATTGTTGTATATTCTTCATAAAGAGGGAAAACTTCATCATGAAGTAGCGACTATTATTAGCGTGGATAATCTTCGCGCAAAATCACCAATGCCAGGAATGATTCCCTATGTACAACAAGAAATGTTGGTTGATATCAAAGCAAAAGTCGGAGGGGATAATCTTACTTTGCCGGCAGTACCAGCAGATTTGATAATCACTGATTACAAGCCTAATAACGGGGAGAAACTGGTTTTATCTTGTGATTTGGCTACATTTAATTCTGAAATAAATTCTATCATGCTGCAAAGCAAACAGGAAATTGCTCGTACGGACTACAATAATTCTGTAATAGAGGAATGTGAAAAAATGCTGGTCGTTTTAAATCCTGAGTTTGCTCGTGAAAAGGACAGGGAGAATGAAATGGTTAACATGAGGAATGAAATGTCTGAGTTGAAGGATACGAATGAAAAACTTATGTCTATGATGAAAGAGCTTCTTGATAAACAGAGTAATAATAAATCAAAAACAACGTAATATGGGATCATATAGAAAACTTGAAGAGCTTTTCAGAGAGTTCGATGCCTACGAAGATGAAGATCTAATGGAGGCAATGGAAGAAGCCTACAAGCTTGGTTGCAAGGAAGGCAAGAGAAAAGCAATGGAAGGCGGTATTGGCTTCCGCGACGACGACGATGACAATGACGATGAGTTCCGCGACATGTGGAGACGCGGCGGAGAAGGTTTCGGCGAAAGGCGCGGTGTGAGAGGAACCGGACGGTATGCCGGGGAATACCGCAGACGCAGACGTTAAATCAGAAGGGGACATTGTGCCCCTTCTTAAAAAGTAAAGATATGAGATTAGACATGTACGATGATTTTCCTTCGGGGATGAAAGCTTATTTAAGCGCATATGGCTGGCATTTTTCTAAGGCTATGTGTGATTGGGCTATTTCCATGATGGAAAAAGAAGATGGAACTGGCAAGAAAATAAAGGTACAGCCCTGGACAAAAGAACAGATCGACGAAATGCTTAAAAAATATAATGTCGATGTAAAGAAGAAGGGCGGTTATGACTATGTGTATGCTGCCAATATGTGTAAGGCTGATCTTCTTGGTTCATCTGTTCCTAACGATCAATATGCTGCTTTATACGTGAAGAACGTTTGCGACGATCCGGACGCTTACGATGGTATTGTATTTACCCGTTTCTATGCTGATTGTATCGGTTCGGGAACGCCGATTATTTGGGAGGAAATGATGTAATGGGAGGATGGAGCTATCTATTTCGGATTCTAAAGGGAGAATCCCCAAAGGAGGTTTTAGCAAGTATGCCGGAAAAAGACTTCGAAAAAGTATCTTCCGCCATTGACAATCTGAAAAATACGAATATTCCCCGACAGCAACGCCGGATTATAGAACGTAGATTTAAGGCTATAAAAAGATGATAAAAAGAGACTTGTATATAAAAAAGTATGATTGGCAGGTACACATATTTTATCGTGTCACCTGCTATTATACGGATGAAATTATAAGTCTGTTGAAATCTATAGATTGCCCGGAAGATAAGGCGAGGGAGGCTTACGATAATTTGATGTCATGCAAACTTGATACAGGTATTACCTATTCCAATTACAGACTTCGAAAATCGCTTATGGTCATAAGCAATACTTCTTCACCTAAAGAGTTTTCGAACTCTTTAAAGCATGAATGCCGCCATTTAGAGGATCATATAGCTACGGCTTTTAAAATGCCTGTAGGCGGCGAAGAAGTGGCTTATTTAGCTGGATATTTAGGCAAGATGCTGTACAGGGATATGCAGTTGTTTATTTGCGAATGCCGCAAACATAAAAGAGAAAAGCTATGCGTAAAGCGAATAAAAAAGAAATAAGAAAATTAAAAAGGGAGTCAGCCAGACGCGAGATTGACCGCCTGGTTGACTCCCTTGACTTTGAGCCAGTCAACTTCAACGAGAAGGTGTGTCGGCTAAGGAAGCTGATGTGCCTGCTATGAATTATTATCCCTTTTATCAAATAACTCACAACTATTAGTTTCCTTTTCATACTTTCCATTTGTCCACCATACCTGAGTATTATCGGACAAATGGAATGGATAGTTGTACCTCTCGCAATGATCTTTTATCTTACAAGATGAGTTATTGCAGTATGCGTAATCAGTATTCATATTCTTATGTTTTTAGCAAATATTTTCCGATAAAATAGGAGAATAAAATTCATCCCTTTTGATAACGGCGAACATTCTCGCCACAAGTTTTGCCCGTAAAGCATTGATAATGGTC